TTCCACTTATGGTGGTCATTATGCACAAAGTCAAAGACAATCCACAGAAAACATTATTGACCAGGGACACGGTACTGGTTTCTGTATGGGTAATATTATGAAATATACCCAAAGATACGGCAAAAAAGATGGCAAGAATAAGAATGATCTTATGAAAGTTATTCATTATGCTGTAATACAATTGTCCCAAGACCATTACTCAGAAAAATCTAATATTGAACAATTAAAACAAGATGTATTAGGTTCTGTAATGTCTGAAAAATTAAACAACCCTAATGATTAAGGAGAATATATAATGCAATTAAGTGAAAGTACAAAAGAGATTTTGAAAAACTTTTCTGAGATTAATCCTAATTTAAAGATTACTCCAGGTAAAGAAATCAAAACAATCTCTACAATGAAAAATATTCTTGCTACTGCTACTGTAGCGGAAGAATTTCCACAAGATATCGCTATCTATGACTTGAATGAGTTTCTAGGTGTGATGTCTTTATTTAGCAAACCAAAGTTTGCATTTGACGATAAGTCAATGACAATGCAAGAAGAAGGTACATCAACAAAATCAAAATACTATTTTGCTGATCCGTCTATCTTAACTGTTCCACAAAAAGATGTAAAAATGCCAGAAGCGGAAGTTTCTTTTACATTAACTGAAACAGATTTAACTAAAGTTAAAAAAGCAGCTGCAATGTTACAACTGCCTGATGTTTCTATATCAAGTAAAGGTAGTGATATCATGTTATCAGCAATTGATAAAAAGAATGATACTGCTAACAACTTTAGTATTAAAGTAGGAACAAGTGATAAAACATTTGATTTTCATTTCAAAACTGAACATTTAAAAATGTTGCCTGGTGACTATAATGTTTCTATCTCATCTAAACTAATATCTAACTTTAAACACAAAACAAAACCTGTTGAATATTGGGTTGCGTTAGAGAATACAAGTAAGTATACTGGTTAATATAGATGAGGTTTTATTATGGAAAATTTTTTATGGGTAGAGCAATATAGACCCTCTACAATTGACGAATGTATTTTACCAACTGAGGTAAAAAACACTTTTAAACAGATAGTTAAACAAGGCGAAATACCTAATCTATTACTATCAGGTACTGCTGGCACAGGTAAAACTACTATTGCGAAAGCATTATGTAATGAACTTGGTTGTGATGTAATGATGATTAATGGTTCAGACGAAGGTCGTTCCATTGACATTGTAAGAAATCAAATTAAAAACTTTGCTAGTACAGTATCGTTAAGTGAAGAAAACAAACCTAAAGTAGTTATTGTTGACGAAGCAGATTATATGAATGCTGAGTCCGTTCAACCTGCTTTAAGAAACTTCATTGAAACATTTAGTAATAACTGTAGATTTATCTTTACATGTAATTATAAGAATAAAATTATACCTGCTATTCACAGCAGATGTACTGTAATTAATTTTTCTATACAGAAAAAAGATAAAGAAAAATTAGCAGGTCTATTTCACAAACGTTTATCCACAATACTAGAACAAGAAAACATTGAGTTTGATCCTAAAGTATTGGCAGAATTAATTATTAAATTCTATCCTGACTTTAGAAGAACTATTAATGAATTACAACGTTATAGTGTAAGTGGTAAAATTGATACAGGCATTTTAGTTAACATTGCTGAAATGAATATCCAAGGTCTCAATAAAGCATTAAAGAGTAAACACTTTGGCGATATGAGAAAATGGGTAGTTGATAATGTTGACAAAGACGCTAGTGGTTTATACAAAGAGTTATATCAAAACTTTTATGATGTATTGAAACCTGAAACTATACCTGCAATGATTATATTATTGGCAGAGTATCAATATAAAAATGCCTTTGTAGCAGATCCTGAATTGAATATGGTCGCTTGCCTAACTGAGATAATGGGTGAGTGTAAATTCAAATGATAGGTTTAGGATATTTAGACTATTGTCAAAAACGTATAGACGAAGGACTTTCAACCCAACAAACTAAAACTGGTTTTGGTTTTGAGGATCCTGGACAAGAACGTTTTATTATTTACTTTGCACGAACACACATAGTTGACCACGAGACAGGT